CCGCTCCCTCTGGGTAGATTGCTTGAGCTGAATCCATGAGCGGAAGGGGCCGACTTCATCCTGGTAGACGCCGATCTTCTCTTTGGCGCGCTCCTGGATGCGGGTCGCCATCTCTTCCAGAACTTCGGCTTGCGACTCTTTCATGGCGGCCGCCATGGCCGCCAACCGGGCGGCAACATCTCCGAACGTCGCCATTACTTCCGTTCCTTCCAGCGCATGGAATGCCAGTCAAACTCACCGCCGTCCAGCTCACCGAGCACCACATTGCAGGCGAGCACGAAGGATTCCGGCATCTGCCCAGACCATGGCGTGTCTCCAAAAACCGCGGCCCAAGGCACGCCCTGCTTCACCAGCGCGAGACGGGAGCGCAACGCCCCGTCTCTGGCTATTTTTTTGCCGTGGCCACCTCATCGTCTTTGTCGGCGATCCCGCTGGCCTTGGCGATCTCGGCATACAGGTCCGCCATGCCATCGTCCAGCCTGTCGATGACGGCCATCATTTCGCGCTTGGTGGCAAAGTTCTGGACCACGCCATCAATGCTCACTACCCACAAGATGGCGTAGTAGCTGGCATAGGCGCGGTCAGGAACGTCCCCAACAGCCTCGGTCATGTGCAAACGCACAATCTCCCGCGGCCTCTTGATGACCACCACGCGCCCATTGCGGTCGGTGTAGGAGTGCTCGCCGTTCTTGGCCGGAGCGGGCTTTTCCGCGGCGGCCGGGGTGTCGTTCAGTGTCAGTTTGGTCATTGGTTCTGCTCCCATGGCAGCGATTACGGGTGGATGAGTCCGGCTGGGGCAATCGCATGGATCACGAGAGCTGCGCCAGCGCACAGTACAAAGACGCCAACGCAGAACATGATCCAGCGCGAAGCGGGTACATTCATCTTGACCCCCTTTGCCCAGTGAAACTCAAGCCAAAGTCTGCTATTCTTCAATCAAGTCCTTCCTAGTCTGCGTAGGAAGTGGGCCAGAGCCCCGGATGGTTGCCAGACCTACCGGGGTTCGATTTTTGCGTTACTGCACCTGAATCCGGCGCGACGCCTGGAAGCTCATCTTCACCGGCACGTCGGTATCGCCCTTCCACGAGCCCATACTCTCCGGCTTCAGGAGCACGCTCTCATACCGGAAAATGTTGGTGCTGCCGTCTGGGTTGCTGATGGTCTCGGTGATCGTGGCGCCTTGCTGCGGCACCCCGTTAAAGTAGTTGCTTTCCACCAAGGCCCAATAGCTGTCGATGACGCCATTGGAGCGATCCACAGTGAAGTCGCCCGTCCATCCCTCGATGAACTGCAGCGGGATATTGTCGCCGTTCAGTGGGATGACCATGTCGTCCTTGACCTTGGGCTTCGGCTCGTAGTCCATGAGCACAGGCAGGTTCAGAGTGCCAGATTCCGGGGTGACGATGGAAAGCGTCACGTCCCGACCGATATTCAGTCCGTTCATTGGCATAGCGGGATCCTCAAAAAAGAAAACCCCGCCGAAGCGGGGTCAATGGTGCAGGAGGAGGGATTCTTGGTTACGCGCCCTGGGTCCGAGGCGTGATCTGGACGCTCTGGCCGCCTTGCAGGTTGACCATGAAGTCCGTGATGATCGAGAAGTATTTGACGTTCACCTGCGCGGTCTCGAAGCCGAGTGCTACTTCCGATTCCGGGTTGTTGCTGGCGTCGAGGATGGTCTGGAAGGCGTACTGGCTGCCGGGGTTGTTCACATCGCCGATCATGTTCTGCCGGTAGAGGTTCAGCAGGAAGCTGTCCAGTGTGGTCTTGGCGTCGCGCCGTTGCTGAGGCGTCTGCAGCTCGCCGACCACATACCCCATGCCAGCGGCGATGGTGAACGCCAGATAGTTGGTCATGCGGGTGTAGTTGTCCCCGTTGATGACCGCGTTATTGCTGGTGTTCGCGCCGGTCCGGCAGGAGAAGTACGCGCCGCCGGGGGAGTTGTTGGCGATGACATCGAGGCCTGCGCCGCGAATCTGCGCGATCTCGGCGCCAGAGTAGACCAGCCGCGCAAGACTGCTCTGCGTACCGATCAGGTTCATGAGCTGCTTGTTGAGCGACGACCGCTGCGGCGAGAGGGTGCCGAGGATGCCTGCCGCATAGGTGGTGGGCGCCAGCATGCGCAGGACGCCGTTGACGGTGTCGTTGTAGTAGCACCAGTCGCCCACCATCATC